AAGTTCTTTATCTGTGTATTGTTCTAATAACTTAGTGTATAGGTTTATGTCACCTTTTGTTGGCGCGCCTGAGGTTTTAAAAGTAGGGTCTCTTCTAAACAAAACTTCCTGTATTTTATTTAAGGCGGCATCAGTATCACCTGCTGACAGGATGTATTCTTCTACTAATTCGTTGCCCTGCGCTCTAGCAACCTTTAACAAAGATTCTTTACGGTTTGCTATGTTTGCTAGTTTCTGTGCTTTAGCTATTGTTTGTGCCGCACCTGCTGAATCTCCAGATGCTTGTTGTATTTTTGCTAACTTCATTAAACCTTCTGAACTAGTTAAATCTAAATTAGCCGCTTCTTTTTGTTGTTGAGCCTTTGCTTGTATTAACTGTTCTTGGGCTGTAGGTTTACCGCCTCTAAACATACCACCTAAGGCACTACCCATGCGCTGTTGGCTTCTTAAAGCCCTTTGCTGTATTCTTTCTCTAGCTGACATACTTCCAAGAGGGTTAATACCACCGCTAGGGATGCCTGTTAATAATCCTGCAATATCTCTCTTAGCCATTAGTATTTACCTCTATGCGTAGTTTCCATAATTGGGTTGGTTAATTGCAGTAGCCGCGTCTTGTACTTACTCGTCATCGCCATCTCCTCCTAACCAAGTAGGCAAGTACTTATCGCCCCAATCTTTTAACCAATCAGGAGTAGGTGCATCACCGAAGCCTAAATCCCCTGCAATACCGCCTACACCTGCTGTTAAATCAATACCGTAGGCTTGTGCCATGATTCGGTCTTGTACTGAGTAATTAGGTTGACTACCAAAGATTGCCTCAGTTAAAGACTGACGTTTACCTAATTCAAGGTCTGACGCTAACTCTGCACCCTGCATTAAGGCTTCAACACCTGATTGACCTAACCCACTAAACAATGCCGCACCTTCTTGTCTACCTGATTGTGCTAGTTTAGAAGCATCAATACCATAACCAAGAGCGGTTAGTGCTTGTTCTTGCGGTACATAACCTTGAGTCATCATACCCGTAGCCATATCAAGTGCTTGCTTCTGTTCAGCCATTGCTTGTGTCCTAGCCCCTAAGTTTGCTCTACCCATAGCTTCCTGTATAGCAGTCTGTTGTGCTAACATCTCTGGAGTAGCACCACCATACGCATCAGAACTTAACCCCATGCGTCCCTGAGACAACATACGCTCCTCTAAAGCTAAAGCCTGACGCTGTTCCTCAGGACGCTGAGTTGCTCTAATCTGCTCATATAGATTAGCCTGAGCCACACTAGGGTCTACCCCTACCTGACCAAACAAACCACCTGCTCCAGTCATTAGTTGTGACTGTAGTGCTTGTTGTTCAGGAGATAGTGTTAAATCAAAGCCACCTTGAGCGTTTGTAGTTGCACCACCTAGTCCAGTAGTAACAGTAAAAGGCTGAAACTTAGTCTTTTCCATTACATCTTCGCCAAGAGTATACAGTTTGTCTGCGCTTTCTTGTCCTAGCCTGACTTGTTCTTTAGCGGCTTCGTCTTGATTATAATACTCTGCGCCTGCTTCTAATACATCCATCCAACCCATTTCATATTCTCCTATTTAGCGTCCCAACCAGTGTTTACACCGGCTGATGTTTCTTTAATATATAAAGTAGTCCCCGAACCACCATCTGTTCTTAAATACAAACTACCTTGAGGGGCAAGAATAACACCTTCGGGAGAGCCTGTGCCTGAAAGTATTTGTACAAACGTGCTGTCTGTGTCTTCATTGTACAAACTAAGTCTGCTACTTGGGGTTCCAGTGTGAGGCGCACCAGAACCTACTTGTAAAGTTTTTCTATTATTTTCAGAAAATTCAATAGCATTTACTTTATTTCGTATTTTAGCACAATTAGTACTATTGCTTGAGCCAGCACTTAAAAACTGAAGTTCAGCACCTGCATCTGTGCTACTTTCATTCTCTAAGGTCATTATCGGTATTTGAGTGCCGCCTGTATTTTGTTTAACATGAAGTCTAGTATCAGGAACAGTCTCACCAACACCCATGTGACCTGTCTCTGCCGCTACTACAACATGGGGATTAGTGTTGCCTTCTTTTCCTATTTTTACATACTGACCTGTACCTGCATTCAAAGCCAAAGAACCGCTATTTGTAACTTTAGCTGTGTCTACATCACTACCAAAGGTTGCTACACCTGAAGTATCAAAACTTAAACGAGAAGCAGAATCAGTAACATCGTAAATGTCAAGAGTGCCTCCATCACAACGTATGTCAAACTCACCTTCAGTATTCTTTAGTTTTAAGTTTGCTGACTCAGCATCATCTGCCTCAACTTTAGCAATAACAGAAGCACCATCTGTTCCTGTAATGTCAACACCGTAGGAGTTTGTTTCTAAACTTATATTGTTGTTACAAAATAAATTAACACTTCCACCATTTAAAGCAGTTAAATAATTAGCTGTATCGTCAACATTTGTAAGTTTAACAAGATTAGACTGTACAGACAATATATTACCTATGTCAGTTGATGTTTGAATACGACTCTTCTGGAAGGTTTCACCTACGTCAGGTTCATAATAAATCTTTAACTTATCGCCCGCACCAAAGTTAATCTTAACATCATCTGGCACATCTATTGCCGCTGACGTTGTTAGACCATCTGTAGTGATAACACCCGTTACATCTAATGCAGTCGCAGGTGATGGGTTATTAATACCTACTCTATCCTCGGACACATCGACAAACAACGTGTCAGTGTCTACAGCTACGTCACCAATTACATCTACTTCACCATTAAACGTAGTTGTTCCTGTAATACTTACAGTGCCTGCTTGGGTAAAAGAACCGCTGTTTGCAAGACCAAGCGTAATTGCGTTTGATTTGTCTACCTTAGTACCTATGGCTGTTGCAATGTTATCAAACTCATCCGTAAAATCTTGCCCTCTAATAACTTTAGCCGCGTTGCCTGAAGAAAGTCCATCCTTCGCTCCAAAGTTTGTTTGTACTATATAGTTACTCATTAAATTAATCTCCCTAGAAGAGCGTGTACGTCTATTTGTTGTATTGAATAAGGTGCGCCATCAATAGTAGATTCAATGCCGATTGTTACTACAGCCCCGCTACCGCTTGTGTTAATCTTAGGACGTTGAATGTCCGTGCCTACTGTGTATGAAGAAGCTATAAAACCTGTATCTAGTTGAGTAGCTTCCGTCCAACTTCCAGTCCAATAATATAATTTATTGTCCGTTGTGTTATAGTATAATTCATCTGTATTAGCCGTTGCAGGTGCGGAACTAAATTCTCCTAAGTATGTTGCTGTATTGCCGTTAGGAGTAACTTTTGTTGTTGTATTGTCTCCGTATTGTGCTACACCAAACTCAGAAGTAGATGAATTAGTCAAACCACTAGTAACTGTTTTTTTGTTAAAATCACCACCGTAATCATAACCCCATACCAATGTAGTGTCTGCGGCTACGTTACCAATTACTGTAAGGTTAAACTTTTTAAGAAACTTAAGGTTTGCTGAGTTACCGAAACTTAATGGATTACTATAGTAAATCATTTCATAGGAAGCATTGTCGTCTTGATAGCTTCCATATCTAAATATACCGTTTTCTCTACCAAAGTAAATATCACCGTTTTGTAGTAAAGCCATGCTACGTGGATTAACGCCTGACCAAGTAGTTACCCTGTTAGCGCCATCAGGTAAAGTATTCCTCATATCAAAACAATATATAGTGCTACTATCTTGTAATGACAACAAGTAAAATGCTTCATCTGCACTGTACAAAGACTTAATAGGTTTACTCTCAGACCTGACTAATGTAGTCAACTCAGTACGCACATTGTTACTGATGTCACGCATGGGCATTGACTTCTCTTGTATAGTACGGCTAAAGCTACGTACACCTTCTTCAGATAAGAACAAGATGTCAGTACCTGTGTGCTGTACCGAGTCTCTAGCAATACAACCCACGCCTTCTACAGTGTCGTGTAGCACCATTGTAGCGGGGCTTTCAGCACCAGAGTAAATAATAATTGAACGCTTACAAAAGATAATTAAGAAACCGTTGTGTGCCGCTAAAGCTACAACTTCATCGTGACCCGTAGGGAATACTGTAGTTAAGTCCAAAGAACCTGCTGTACCGCCTGACCACTTATGTCCTTGCAGTGTGTCACTCCAGTAAACAGTTCTAGTATTCCCTACAAAATCAACCGCCCACAGTCTACCGTATGCGCCTATAACTTCATTAGCTTGAGGAGGAGAAGAACTATTGTGTTCTGCTAATGTTAATACATGTGAAGTTCCAACTTGTCCGCTAGTGTCATAATGTAATGCCGCATGACCTCGTTGGAAGAAAAAGACATCATTATTAAACGAAACTATTTTCCAGTTGTTAGCTGATATAATATAGTTAGCAGGAAGTGATACAGGAGTTAAAGATGTAGTGCCTGTAAATATTTGATTATTGCCCGCAGAGAATACTATTTGAGCACCGTTACGAGTAATATGCTCGTGTACAGCCTCTATGCCCTCACTAGTCCCTAGAAGTGTAGCCGTACTAGAAGCGGTAGATACTTCCGTATAGCCTTTACGCGCCCCTACACGTCCGTACTCATCAATGATACAGTTACTAGCGGTAGCCGCAAAGGACTGGTCAATAGATACAGGTGAATCCTGACTGTTAATGCCCGCAAATCCTGGGGCTTGTACTGTAATGTTCTGTAGTTGTTGTGCCATTAGCAAGGTGTCCATACAGTTTCAGAAGGGAATCTAGCGGCATCAA